CGAATGCATCTGCACTTGGAGTGTTTACACCACCGTTGGATAGTTCGATCACTTGTACTGCAGACAATTCAAAGGTCACCCCAAACCCCTGACTAGCTACGTACCAGAACTTCGGACGGAATGCTACGTTCACTTTGGAACCACCCCATACTTGTACATCTTCAGGTAACTTATTACCAGCGGCGTCGAACAGAGCGATAGATAACTCGTACTCTGTACCGTCCCGTCTTCTACCTCCAGCTTTCAGCTTAGCTTTCAACATGTGTCCGCCATCTACCTCAGTAAAAGGTAACCCCTTCTGCTCGATCTTCTTGCCGGGATTAGCTTCCATGATGTCTCGTAACTCAGCCTCGTATAACGGCTTTAACTTCTGTACGATTCCTTGTTTTGTTTCTTCGTCGATAACAAGATCACAACTCCATACGCCGTACTCATCAAACCTTTTATTCGGTTCATTCAAGTGGGCATATCTAGCTGTGCCTTGTGCTTTTATTATGTCGTGTTTCTTACGTGCTTTTACCATTTCTCTTCGTGTGTTATTGGTTATTAAGATAACAGATACTGCTGGCGTTTAACTGCGGACACATCTAAGTCTCCAAGCTCCGGCACATCAGGCAGTACTGCATCTGGGTTGTTGTTGATTTGCTCCGCACGGAACTCACCTAGGAGATCAACAGTGAAAGTGTTTGTATATGTTTCTCGTACTATTGTATTCATTCTTCGTACATTACAAGCGTGGGTCACGAAACAGTCATGTATAGTAGCGAGGTCAAAGTCAACCTTGTTTGCAACTTGATGTACGATGCAAGCGTCAAGGCTGTGGATAAAGTTAGCAGTGATGGCGTTGCATTGTCCCCTTTCATCTATGTTATCTGCTAGTTCATCTGTTGTTATACTGATGCTCATGTTTTGAAACACAGATTGTACTTCTACTTTTTTATACTTTCGGTAGCTTTGTACCACTTTAAATCCTGTAGGTGTAGACCAAGTGATCGGTTCGTCGCACCCTAATCCTCGTACACATTCACGAAGGAACTTCATCACTCTGTTTACTGGACGACACGTTTGATCTGCTAATCGATTGACGATCTTACATAAATAGATAACAGCAGTTAACATCTCACCAGTCGATGACCAGTTGTGGTTCACTCCGATACTTTTAAATACATCTTGTACGAGGTTATAGTGAGTCGCTCCATACGGACGGTTCATGATGGCAAGCTTCGCTAACTTCCGGCTGATACCAAACCTTAACCACTCTTGTGCAAGCACACTTCCATCTGCCTGTAACTCATCGTACACACGGTCAGCAAACTCTTGGTACATGTCATTAGCTCGGTCCTCTTCAACAAGGTTACACATACGTCCGATCTCTTTGTCCCGTAGTAATAACGAAAGGATTTGCATACCGTTGTTGGAGCAGTCCTGACGAACAGGTAGATAACTTACATATCCGTACCCCTCTTCTGTGAATTGCTTAAACTCCAAACAAAATCGAAGGAAACAAAACGGATCACTTGCATCAGTCCACCAATCTGTACCGTGTGGATCATTCGCAGCTTCCAATATAAACTTCTGTCGTTTACCTACCCACTCCAGTCTTTCTTCTCGTGTACCTTTTACTCCCCACATGTTCGCACCGTGTACAAGTATAGCTTCCAAGTCCTCTTCATCCACCACTTGCTGTCCGTTACTGAAATCCAACAAGCTCTTCGCTAAGTCAGACCCTTGTGGATGGAGATAATACGGTAAAGCGTACACTCTACCCCTGTAATCGCAACGATACGGAAAGTAAAACTTATCCCACTCACTGTATATCTTGGCGAGGTGTAGTACACGTACAGTCAGGTAACGTTTACTGGCGTTCGCTTCGTTGACTCCTTTGATGTCCTTTTGCTTCAGCTTCCACGCACGTAACTCATGCTCGTCACCTCCATTGTACCTTGGTTGCTCTGGTATCTCACTAAAGTTAGGTATGTTTCCTACTACTCTTTTATTGTCGTAACATTTTCGAGTAATTTCTAAAATCTCTTTGTTAATTTTCCAACTTACTTTCTGTAACTTATTAACAGCACTGAATGCATGTTCGTATGAATGCTTATGTTCCTTGAACCACGACATCGGTTTGCCCGTGAAGAACTCCTGTGGTGG